CCCTGCGTCTGCCACGCGAGGTCCTGCCCGCCCGCGTTGATGAACGTGATGATCCCGCCCGCCGTCGTCTGCCACGTCAGCTCGGCCGTGGTCGTGAGCGTGACCGCCTCGCTCTTGTAGAGCGAGTCGATCGTCAGCGTCGGGCTGATCGGCCGCGAGGACTCGACCTCGACGGCGGCGCGCGTCACGAACTTGCCGCTCATCGAGGAGCCGAAGCTGTGGAGCTTGGACACCATCTTCGCCGTCACGTCCACCGTATCCGCCGCGCCGAACAGGCGAAAGATCGTGGTGCCGTCCGTGGCCCACGCCTGCGCCACGCCCCCGACGATCAGCGTCGTGACCCAGGTCACCGCGCCCTGATAGGCCAGGCACCAGCGGCCCTTGTTGAACACGAGGAGCAGCGAGATCGGCCCGGCCCCGTTCGCCAGCGCCTGGCCCGTGTACTGGACCCGGTAGATCAGGCAGAGGAGGTTCTTGACGATCGCCACGCACGCGGACACGGTGTCGTCAATGGTCAGGGACGGGAACAGGCCGTCGAGCTTCTCCGAGAGCTGCTGCGGCGTCACCCCGGAGAGCGCGTAGGCCCCGTAGGGCGCGAGGAACGTGAGCGCGCGGAAGTACCCGCGGAGCGACTGCGGCGAGGTCGTGCCGATCGTCGGGACGATGTTCGTCAGGGCGAACACCGTGACCACGTTCGGCGCAGTCCCGGAGGAGGAGACATTCGACAGCGCCTCCACGGAGGCGTTGCCGACGAGCCAGATCTGCTCGAGGGCCGAGACCGCCGCGACGACGTTCCCGTCGAACGCCTCGTCCGTCAGGATCGTCGAGCCCGCGCCGTTCCCGGCCGTGAAGTCGTTGTACGTGTTCGGCGCCGTGTAGGTGATCGTGCGCTCGCTGATGAGCCAGGCGCGCCCCTGCCCCACCACGAGCGCGGCGCCGGTTTGCGTCGTCGAGATCACGGTGAACGTCGTGCCGTCCCAGGAAACGTAGCCGAGCGAGGAGAGGATCAGGATCGTGGTGCCGCGCCAGATCGTGCAGACGGCGTCGCTCGGATCGACGCTGTTCGCCGTCGCGACGTTCGTCGTCGCCCCGCCTGGCGTGACCTGCGTCACCGAGCCGTCCCGGTTGATCGCGATATGCACCGGCGCGCCGTTCAGCGTGAAGCCCCAGAGCGAGGCGATCCCGACGCTGATGGTCGCGACGGCGTCACCCGGCCCGTTCAGGACCTGGAGCGCGCCCGCCCCGATCGGGATCATGTTCTCGAGCCAGTACGCCTCATCATCGGCGATGGCCGTGCGCGCATCGACCTGGTTCATCCCCCGCCGGAACGCCTCGAACTCCTGCCAGCGCGGCCCCGCGGACGGGCGCCGTGCGCCACCGCCGCGCTGCTGCAACATCCTTGGCGTCATGCTCATGGCGTGCTACGCTCGGGCTGGCTCGTGACCGCCATGGTGCCGGACGAGACGTCCGGACAGGGCGCGTCTCCTGGCCCGGGATGAAACAGCGGACACGGGCCCCCGCGGCTCACACCCGCACCACGCCACTGTAGAGACTCGGCACCGTCCCGACTCGCGCCGTCAGGGCCACCTGGAGCTGCTGCTGGTACTGCGCGAGGAACCCCTCGGCCTCGTCGAACGCGCGCTCGTAGAGCTTGGCCTCGTACGCCGCATAGTAGGCGACGGGCTTGACGTACGGGAACGGGAGCGGGTCCACGTCCGTCGGCGCCACGAGCGGATCGGAGTACACGCAGCAGTCCCACTCCGAGACGTAGGCGCTGACCGGAATCGGCGCGAGGTAGACCTGGCTCGGCCCGTAGCGGGCGAAGGCGCGCGGCAGCGACTGATACGTGGTCCAGGCCCGCGCGGCCACGCTCAGCTCGCTGTAGCTGTACTGATTCAGTTGGATGCGCGTGGAGCCGTTGATGACCGCGATACCGATTACGTCGAACACGGCGTCGTTGCTCAGATCGGAGAAGTTGTAGAGCGCCGTCCCCGCGGTGAGTGTCTTGCTGATGAGCACGCGGTTCTGCCCGCTGTCCAGATCGCGGCGTTGGATTCCGGCGTTGATGTACGCCGTCTTGTCCGCGGCGGACCAGAAGTTATCGTTCTCGTCGTGGAGGAGCCTCCGCAGCTCGGCCAGATAGTCGGCCAGCGTCGCGGTGCCGCCCCCCGAGACGGACGGATAGCGCGCGAGCCAGTCGAACGTGCCGCCGCCGGCCGGGCAGGGCGCCGCAAACGTCAGCGTGAAGCCGCTCGCGGTCTTGGCGCCGACGCTCCACGCGGTGACCCAGGAGGGCGCGCCGGAGATCTCGTAGGGCGTGGAGAGGTTGAGGCTCGAGACCGCGTGCGACGTCGCGGCCGCGGGGATCGTGGCGACGGCCCCGGCTACGGGCATCTCACCACCGCGCGGTCCAGTCGAAGACCGCGCCGCCCGCCGGGGCCGGGGCGGCGAAGGTCAGCGTGAAGCCCGCGGCGCTCTTGCTACCGATCCCCCAGGCCGTGGGCCAGGAGGGCGCGCCGCCGACCTCGTAGGTCGCGGCCAGCGTCGCGCTCACTGCGTGGCTCACCGCGCCGGCCGTGATGCTGGCGACGGCTCCGGTCGTGGGCATCAGACCTCCCCACGGCGTTACGGCGCGGCCGTGACCGTCATCCCGCCCGTCAGGCTCGAGGTCACGCAGACAGTGCGGGGCTTGACGTTGACGTGCTCGAGGATCGCGACCAGACAGCCGATGTAGCCGATCGACAGCGCCGGCAGCGTCGAGGCGAAGCCCGTGAACGCGAACGGCGCCATCTGGTGAATGTACATGTGGTCGTAGCGCGTGTTGTAGTGGTACGCGGTGCCGTTCGCGAGCCTGGTGCTCATGAAATGCGGCACGCCCGCGACGCTGAGCGCCGTGAACCCGCCGCGGCCCTCGGACTTGTCGAAGCCGGTCCCGGGCTGGACCTGATAGGTCTCGTCCGCGATGAAGTCGGCGGCGAGCGCGTACCAGTCGCCGACCGAGAGGAATCCGACGTTCGGCATCTCGCCGAGGCCGAACTGCATGCCGTCGATGATCGACGCGAGCATCATCTGCCGCGTGATCGCCCCGCCGGTGCGGAGGCACGCCTGCATGTAGGTCTCGACCGTGCGGTCCAGGCCGAGGTAGGTGTTCGTCGCGCTGCCGATCGCGGGCCAGCCGGTGATGTTGATGTTTATGTCGGACGTGTTCGTCCACGCCTGGCTCGACAGGTAGTCCGCCACCTGGTTCCCTGCGTCGTTCATCCGCGCCTCGACCAGCGGGATCAGGGCGGCGTTGTCCTGGATGATGCCCTCCATGCCCTGGAACCCGATCGGCACGATGACGCCCTTGAGAACGCCGCTGGCCTGCTTGATCCCGGTCTGCCCCGACGGCGCGGAGAAGGAGCCCGTGAAGTCCATGGCCGCGGCCGTCGTCAGCGGCGCGCCCTGGACCGGCACGACGATCGACGTCATGCCGCCGGTGACCATCTTGGCCTGCGAGAGCGCGGCCGACAGCCACCCGTCGAACTGGTAGATCTGGACGATGCACGCCGGCACGGCCGCGTAGCGGGTGACGGCCTGCAGCTCGTCCTGCTGCGCCTGTGATGCCCCGGAGAAAATTCCGCCGAGCAGAGCCATTGTGGTTACCCTCCGTGGGCCTCAGCCGTCTGTGCGGACGCGAGGCCGAACAGCACCAGTCCGAGCAAGGCCGTCGAGACGACGTGGAACGTGAAGAAGCCAAGCGTGGAGACCGCCAGCGCGCCAAGCGCCGGCCCCCACGCGGGAGACTGCCACGCGCGCCAGTGGTCGCGGAGCCAGGCGCCGAGGACGGCCATCCCGAGGACGCCGGTCTCGTAGGCGACCTGGATCGGCTCGGAATGCGCCTGCGCCCACAGCTCCCCGTTCGGCAGCACGCCGGCCTGCTGCTGGAGCATCGGGATGCGGAGCGACCAGGAGGACAACCCGAAGCCGTGGAACAGCCCCTGCGTCCACCAGTCGGAGAGCGCGAAGGCCCAGATCGTGAGGCGCCCGGTCACCGTGCCCCAGCCCGGGATGGTCGGCGAGACCGCGTGCTTCCAGAGCCCGACCGCGATGACGGCGCCGCCGAGCGTCAGGAGCGCCGCCGCGAGGCCGACAGCGCGCACGCGCGGGCGGTCCTCCTGCATGAGCCAGCGAGCCAGGAGGCCGACGCCGAACGCGGCGATCGCGGTCAGCGAGCGCCCTTCCCAGATCGCCCAGACGCCGAACGGGAGCGCCCAGAGCGGCATCAGCGGCGCGGTGATCGCCACGTAGGCGCTCGCCGCGTCCACGGTCCCCAGGGTGCCGAGCGGCTGCACCTTGGCGACGAGCACGCCGCCTACCACCGGCCCCCAGAGGAGATCGTAGTGGAGCACCGCCTGCTGGAGCATGTACGCGACCTGGACCATGCCGGAGACTGCGAGGATCAGGCGCAGGCGCCCGTGCCAGACGCGCGGCGTCTGCCGGAGGGCCACCAGCGCGAGCACGCCGAACAGCACGACGGCGAAGTGCGAGCCGTCGAAGAGCGAGCCGCGGATCAGGAGATTGCCCGCGAGGAGCCAGAGGAGCACGCCGAGCCAGCGGTCACGGACCCAGAGCGCGGCGCCGACGGCGGCGAACGCGACGGCCCAGAACACCTGACTCTGCCAGAGGTCGATGCCGATGGGCGGCGCGTAGACGGGCAGCCCGAGCCCGGGGTACTCGTGGGCGAGCATCGGGAGCCAGGTGACGAGGGGCGCGAGCAGCGCCCCGGCCACCGGCACCCACCAGGCGCGGGAGAGCGTCATGCCTTACAGTCCGATCTTGACCTGGGTCGAGTGGACGCGGAGCACGCTGCTACCGCCCGTCACGGCCGCGCCGAGCCAGCGCCAGTAGATGTTCAACTCGGTCGGGGAAGCGAGCACCGAGGTCCCCAGCACGCGCGCCGTGTATTCGACCTGGCCGGCGTTGGCATTGGTCAGCCCACGGGTCGCGAACCTGGCCTGCATCCAGAGCGAGTTCGCCATGTTCGGCGTCGCCGAGGTCGTCGCCAGCGGCACGAGATAGACCGTCAGCTCAAAGGGCGCGTCGCTGAATCCTTCGTTCGCGCTCGTCAACGCGGCGCTGTTGATGAGCGAGAGCGTCGCGCCGGAGCCGTAGTTGATGCCGAGCGCGGCCTGCACGGTCGTCAGGGTGGTCAACTGCCCGATGATCTTGACGCTGATCGGCGCGGAGGTCGGCCAGATGCTCGTGGTGTTGGGCACCGGCTGCGTCGCCATGAGCGACGGCGGGATCAGCAGGCCGAGGAGCTTGTGCTGGGTCGTGCGGTCGTTGGCATACGACCGCGTGGCATTGTCCCAGTAGAGCAGCCCGCCCGGACCGACCGGGGCGCGGACCTGGGCGAGGGCCGGCGCCGCGGCGCCGAGCAGGAGGAGCGTGAACGTGACGAGTGCGATCATCCGACGCATGGGCGCGCCTCCTTGCTGCATGTCAGGCCACCGGCCACTTGTGACCCCGGCCGTTGCGGAAGTCGTTGACGATCTCTTCGATCCGGCCGCCCCGCCACTTCTGCGGGTCGTCGAGAATGCCCTTGTACTGCTCGGCGCTGGCCCCCATCCCGGGCACGTCGGCCGTCAGGGCGAACGGCCGCGGCGTCGCCACGGCCTGCATGCTGCGGTAGAGCATGGCCGCCGCCTTGTGCGAGGCGATCGGCCCGAGTGTCGAATCCTGCATGATCTTCTCGACCTCGGGGATCTCGTCCTCGGTGATGCGGAGCTCTGGGTCCTCCATGACGGCGCGGCGGGCGGCGGCCAGATCGGCCGCGTCCTTGTCCTTCTTGCGCGCGAGGCGCTCGGCCTCCAGCTCCTGCCGTAGCTCCGTCTTGTGCGCCTCGAAGCGCTGATCGAGGTCAACCTCGGGAATCGGCGCCTTCGGGAACTTCTGCTTGACGAGCGCCCGGAACTTCGGCCGCGTCTCCGGGTCGTTGTCGAGCGCCTCCATCAGGACGGCGCGGATATCGACCTGTTCGTTCGCCACGGCTTAGCCCTCCTGGCTGCGTGCCGAAGTCTTCTTCGCGCTCTTGACGCCGGTCGGCGCCTCGGGCACGAAGTCGCCGCCGGCCGGAAGCTTGCCGGGGCCGGTGAGGCCGCCCATGTCGGCGTACCTGGGCGAATTCACCATCCGGCCGTTGCGCTTCGAGTTGCTTTTCGGATCCCTTATGGGGTAGCGCTGCGGTCCGACGAGTCCATCACCCATGACTACCCTCCTGGCCCGCCGGCCATCATCGCCGGGGGCATGCGTTGCTGCGTCATCTGCCGGAAGTCGCTCATCCCGCCGGCCGGGGTCGGCCCCGCGGGCGCGGCGTTCTCGGCCATCATCGCGATCTCCTGCCGCGTGAGATCCTGCGCCGCCTCGCCAAACTGCTTGCTGAGCTTCGCCAGCGCCTCGAGCACGATTCGTCCGTCCTCGGTCTCGGCGCCGAGGAGCTGCACGGCCTGCGTCAGCGTCTTGAGCGCGATGTTGACCTGGATCTTCCCGCGAACGTGCAGGCCGGAGTTATCAGCGGGCGTCGTCGCGGGCGCAGTCGGGCCGGTCGCGCCGTTCATCGTCGGCCCCGCGGCATCCGCCGCGCGGTCTGCCGGGTGCCCCCGGCCCAGCGCGACGTGCGGGCCTTGGCGACGTTCTTCCGCACGCTGCGGGCGTGGTAACGGCCCAAACGTTGCATACGCCCTTACCTGTACCCTGACCTGTCAGGGTGTGTCAAGGAAAAGGTTGACAGGCCGATTTGAAGGTCAGGAGACGGGTGGTGGCCGCGCGGGCCGGATCATGGTTTCCGCCCAATGTGGAGCACCTTGCGCTTGACCAGCCGGCGGCGCACGATCCCGGCGCGGTCCAGGAGCCCGGAGCCGCGAAGATCCTCGAGACGCAGCGCCGCATCGTAGGCGGCCAGCTCGGTACGGAGCCCGCCGTACTGCTCGAAGAGGTAGGCCAGCCCGGCGTGCGTGAAGCGCCAGTAATCGACCGGGCGCGGGTGATAGTCCCAGGCGAACAGCGTCTGCGTGATCGCGAGGCCGCCGGGCTTCAGGAGCCGACCGATGGTCCGCGCGGCGGCGGGCGGGTCGGTGACGTGCTCGAGCAGGTCGGTGCTGAAGAGCACGTCGATGGTTCCGTCTGGCAGCAGATCCGGCTCGAGCGCGCAGATGTCCCCGCGGATCTGGTCATAGAGCCCGTGCGGCTCGAGGTCGAGGATCGTGTAATCGCGGAACCCTTCGGCGAGCGCCGCGTGCCGTCCATCGCGTCCGCCCACGTCCAGGAACGAGCCCTTCTGGGGATGCGCCGCAATCGCCCGGCGGATCTCCGCCCAGGCATCGCAGGCCGGGATCATGCTACTTCTTCAGGGCCTTCAGCTTGGCGACCTGCATCACCTTGTCCTGATGCTCGGCCTGCGCCTCGGCGATGCGCCGCGCCTTCGGGCGCAGGAGGTCGAGCCCCGGCAGGTTGAGGAACTCCAAGAAGTCCTCCCCGGTGATGTCCCCGGTCTGACGCGCGGCCAGGGCCTTGCTCATGATCTGCTGCGCGAAGATCGGCGAGGCCGAGTGCGCCCAGACCCGCGCGGCCAGGGCGGCCGGCATCTGCGACAGATAGAAGCGCTCGCCCTCCGTGGTGAACAGCGGGCGCTCCTTCCGGCGCCGCTCGAGCCGCAGCAGCGCCGTGGCGACGCGCTCGATGCAGCGCTCCACCAGCATCGCGCGGTTGAGCGTGGGGCCGGAGGACAGCAGCGCCTTCGCCATGAGGTCGTCCTCGGCACTCGCTGGCCCGAGCCCGCGGGCGCCGGCCCCGGTCGGGAGCGACTCCATGTTCTCCCACATCCGGTCGATCGCGTCGATCATGTAGAGCGGATCGGGGATCGGGGGCGGGATCACGGGTTTGACGTCCGCGCCGGGGTTGTTCGCGGCCAGCGTGCCGCCGGCCTTCCGGAACGCCTTGGCCTTCTCGTTGTCCACGAGGTTCCCGAAGCCGAGCAGGACGAGCGGCGGGTCGATCTGCTTCTCGTCCCGATCGTCCATCGACAACATTTTCTTCTCGCGCCAGTTCTGGAGCCCGATCAAATAGCGCATCGGGGCCAGGCCCCAGACGTACCCCGGCACCGGGTCGAGCGTCAGCGGGTAGAACGGATGTTCGCCCGGCAAGAGCGGATTGCCCGTGTCGCGGACGATCGTCTCGGTCGGCAAGAGGAACGTGACGACGCGGTAGTCCGCCAGCGCGTCGTCCCAGATCCAGAGCTCCGCGAGCCGCACGACGTCGGCCGCGACCTGGGGTTTCGCCATCGTCGCGTCCAGGCCCGCCACGTTCGCCTCGCCGGCCATCGTCGGCGAGGTCGAGAACACGATCAGCGATTCGACCGTGGGCGGTAGCGCGTCATCGCGCCCGTAGGGCCGGCGCGAACGGTGCTCCTGGGCGATGGCCCAGAGGCGCTCGCGCATCGAGGCGGGCTTGCCGGAGATCAGGCGCCAGAAGGCGGGGAGACTCATCGAGTACCAGTGGCAGAGCGCCTCCTGATGCACGAAGTCGTCGCTGATCTCCTCCCAGACGCCGAGGTCGCCAGGATCGGAGATCAGCGCCACGGTCGGCGCGCCGTTGCTCGTGAGCACCTTGAAGGTGACGCAGTCCGTGTAGTACGCGGCGCGCACACCCATGTTGAACACGGCGCCAGCGTCCGACGCGCTCCAGACCGCCTCCAGCGCATCCCGGACGGCGGGCATCCGCGCCAGGTAGGCGTCCATGTGGTAATGCGGCGGGAGATAGGGCGAAAAGCGCACGCTCTCCGGGGAGTAGAGCGCGCTCGCCACGCTCATCCCGTGCTGTTTCAGCTTGTTGTAGCGGACGCTGGCGGCGCTGAGCGAGCCCGTGAGGAAGGCCGTCTTGAGACTACTGGCGGTCGCGGCGCGGTCCTCACGGGAGACCTCGCACTCCCTCAAGGTGTTGATGTAGAGCGCCTTCCTGCTCTGGAAAGCTGTCTCGGCCCCACGACCGTCCGGGATGGTCGGAATCCGCACGGCATGAGTCT